CGAGACCCATACTGCACATGCCCCGGCGACTCCGGACGCGGAGGCTGCGGCAAACACCACGGACTCTGCGGCAATCCAAGCACAATCGCGGATCATTACCCATACGAAAGAACCGAACTCATCGACATGCGGCTCAACCCCAACGACCCGAAGTTCGGACGAGGCCTATGCAAACAATGCCACGATGTAAAAACCGGCAAAACAAGACCAGCAGGCTTCAACACCAGACAATAAACAGGAACACTGTGCATCACGACAAAAACAGCCGGCAACACCCCCAGGGGGGTGGGGTGACGACCACCCCTGCCTG